AGCATCGAGAGATGCACTTAGGGTTCGCTCTAACACGTTGACTTTGGTTACTAGCGATGATGTTGCTGACTCGGATCAGTATGTTGAGGCCACGCTCGGGGCCGCCACAAATATGTCAACAAACTACGTCGCGTGTAGGTTGTCTGATACTTCCAATTTTATTGGGTGGCATGTATACGGCTCAGGCGCTACAGATATTAGGCTAGTTAAAAAGGTGGGAGGATCGTTAACAACTTTAGCCACTCATCAACCAGTCGTGGGCAACAACTACAGAATAGAGTGTGAAGGAAGCGCGGTAAGATGGTACGAAAACGGAATTCAGATCGGTTCTGATATCACAGTAACAGACCTAGCAAGCAACACTTTACAGGGGGTTATAGGTGATAGGTCCGTATCTTTTGCAGACTTTATAACAGAATATGCAGCAGGAACAATTGGCGGCGGAGAGCCTACGGGTGACGTATCAGAAACGCAGAGCCAAACAGAATCAATAAGCGGTTCAAGCTCGGTTGCTGGTAATGCAGTAGAATCGCAAATTAATATAGACGCTATAACCGGCTCGGTCGTTGTGCCTGGCGTTTCCGGTGATTTAACAGAAACGCAGACGCAGGCAGAAATATTAACAGCGGGCGTGGTTGTTTCGGGTGGCCTTTCTGATTTTCAATCTCAAAGCGAAGGTTTAAGCGGCGCGGTTTTAATTAATGGCGCACTGACTGAGCAGCAAGCGCAGTTTGAAGGTGTGGGCGGTAGCGTTTTAGTTTCTGGTGATGTGACTGAGCAGCAAGCGCAAGCTGAAATTTTAAGCGGATCGGTTTTAATAATTGGTTCGTTGTCAGAATCACAAACAAACATAGATAGTATAACAAGCGTAACAGTCGCGAATGGTTCTATAGTTGAGGCCCAAAGCCAAACTGAGGCGATCTCGGGGGCTGTTTTAATTGCTGGTTCATTATCTGAAACGCAAGCGCAAAGCGAGAGTATTAACGCTCAAGCAATTATTGGCGGCGGCTTAAGCGATACGCAAACAAATATAGATAACATTGTTGGCGCGGTTGGTGATGTTACTTTTGGTAACTTAGCGGAGCAGCAAAGCCAGCTTGATATTGCTGGCGGTGCGGTTTTAGTTTCTGGCGATGTAGCAGAACAGCAGGCGCAACTAGATGGTTTAAGCGGTTCGGTGTCAATTGGTGGCGCATTATCTGAAAACCAGGTTAATATAGATAATATTATCGGATCAGTTTCCGGTGGCCCTATAACTGGTTCTCTATCTGAAACGCAAGCGCAACAAGATCAATTAATTGGTTCGGTTATAGTTAGCGCGTCAATAACTGAATCACAAACGAACATTGACAAGATTATAGAAAAAGTTATTGTTTATGATGGCGGTTATACTGCTAAAATAGATAATATACAATATTACAGCGCCGAGATTGACGGCGGAACATATTACACAGCTAAAGTGAGTTAAAAAATGAGTGATTTTTCAAGAACAGACGAAGACAAAAATGCATCAGTTGATGCAAGCGCGGCACTTTTAAATAGTGGTGTTTTACGTGTTTACGCTGGCACTATCCCTGCCGACGTTAACGCGGCTTTAGGTGGTGCTACGTTATTAAGTGAACACGCTTATAGTGCTACCGCTTTCGCGGCTGCGGTTGCCGGTGTTGCCACCTCTAACGCGATCACTGATGTTACAGCGGTTGGTGATGGTACAGCTACATTTTATAGGGCGCTTAAAACTGGCGGTACTGTAGCAACTCGTCAAGGCGATGTTTCCGCGACTGGTGGCGGTGGCGATCTGCAATTCGATAACACCTCAATTGCAACAGGCCAAACAGTAAATATTGGCACTCATACAATTACAGGTTCTTAATTATGTCCAGCTCTTTAGTTGTTAACTCATCAAGCAGTGCAAGAATTAGAGAGCTGCGAGATTTTGAGTATCAGTATGATAACGCCGCGACCGTGACGGTTGAGATTAGAGATTCATTAGGCGATCTGGTTACTGGTGAAACATGGCCCAAAGTTATGCCAAATATTAACACCTGCGGCACGTATCAAGTGTTTTTCGACCCCGCTTTAGGGATTATTGCCGGTGATACTTACAAGCAAACTATACTTGTTGTTAATGCTGTTAACTTCAAACAAACTCAGTTTGTAAACTATATAACAGCGGTCGAATCCGCTGGATGCTAAAAAGGAAATTAAAAAATGGCTGACTCATTACCAGACATTGATTTGCCCGCGAATACTTGGGTTGATTTATACGATGCTAGCGGCATTGCTGTTGGCACTAAGGTTAATATTCACAACAAAGGCGCGTCAAGAATCACTATTGCAGTTAGTGCGGCAGAGCCTATAAGCACGGAGCTAGGCGCGTACCTTGCCCCCGTTGGCTCTGGCGCTCCATCCATCCCACTTCAAAATGATGATGGCGACTCCGGTTTGTGGGCTTACAGCCAAAGCGGTGGATCAGTTAATATCGAGGTAGCGTAATGAGTCTTAAGCCATTTATAAAGTCATTACCACCAAGCGGCGGCACTGGCTTTAGTAAGCGAGTTGTAATGAAATCGCCGCAGGATTTTAATACAACTCTTGATAGTACAGTTTTGTATTTAATTGATGGTGTGATCGACTTCACAGGGTCAGGTGTTAGTATTGAAGTGCCGGCGGGCGGGCTTAATCTGGCTGGTTTTACTTTTGATGTGTCAAAATTGATTTGCTCAAATGACAACTACACTATGTTCACATCACCAGTCGGCGGATCAGGTAATTTACTCGGCTTTGATTATGCAGTGGAGGTTAGCGGCAGCAATTCGAAGGTTTACAGTTTAACTTCTGCTACGGGGTTTAATGCTTTTGAATTTAGTCGTATTAATTACAATGATTGCTCCTCGCTTGGTGAAATAATAAACTACAGACAAGGGCTAGAGGTTGGGACAGGTAGATTTGGCGGCACTCCATCTTTGACCCTTTCGGGTGTTTGGGTTGGCGGCTACAGAATAACGACTAGTATTGTTCGGGGCATCAGTGACGCTATGACAGAGCCATTGTTTAAAGCTGGCGCGGGGTTCTCCATGCTATCTAGGTTTCTTACCGATATAAACGTTGATTTAGGAGCTTTAGCGCCTTTAATGGATTTCTCAGCGTCTAACTTTCCCAATCCTAGCACCGTTCAAATACAAGGCGCAATTGTAACGAGGAATGGCGTTTTGGGGCCAGATGATGCAACGGTGATGCCTAACCTATCAGCTAGTGAGTTGCCCTCGTTCTGGGTTGGTAATAATGGTTTGTCAAATACATTTGTTGGCGGTAGGTTATCGGTGTCGTCTGAAGTCGAAACAACAATAAACACGCAAAATGTTTTCGAGCCTATAGCGGGTGTTTTTGATAGTTCTGATTTACAGCATTTTGATGAACCTAGCAATGGACAGTTACGGCATTTGGGTGCAAACCCTAGAGAGTTTGAAGTTTATTGCAATTTCATTATTGATGGCGCATCAAACGCGGTTATTAATATCCGACTAAGAAAATTTAAAAGCTCAGACTCTACATTCAGCACAGTGACCGAGCAAACTAGGCAAATCAACGCATTGGTTGGATCGCGTGATGTTGCTTTTTTTAATGTGTCTGATAACTTCACTCTAGATCAAAATGATTATGTTTTTTGGGAGGCTGCAAATGCTTCTTCAACTAGCAATATTACACTTGAACAAGGCGGATTTACTTTTGTTAGTGCAAGATAAAAACAAAGGCCCGTTAATTCGGGCTTTTGTCCATGTTCTCAATTAGTTTGATTATTAGTTTATCAGTTGCACTTTCGTTTTGTTGTTTATTGACTTGATTGTAGCCAACGAATGTACCGCCTAAAATCGCAGTAATAACAAAGCCAATCATAGTATTTTTAATTGTTTTTGCATTGTCACGCATATCAATTAAGCCAGCTTGATTGATTTGCAAGTCTCTTATTTGCTCGCTTTGTGTACTGATGTGAGAATCGAGCGTTGTCATTCTGTCGTTGATGTTGTTTTGTTCAGCTTGATAAACGTCTATTTTGCTAATAGCTTGCGACATTTCACGAATAGATGAAGTAATTTCCGCCTCAAACTCTTTTCTGTCATCGCGGTCTCGGTCATAGCGATCAATCATCGTCGCCACTTCCGCTTGTAAGATCTGCAATGATGCGTCCGAGTCTGTAGTCATAATCTGTTAACCTTTTCATTATTCGTAGTAGTGAGTTTACACATACAGCTATCGCTATGATGGATAAAACTATATAAATATATAATTCCATTATATGACAGCTCCAAGATTAATAACAACTCAATTGACGAATAAATAACCCTCCATGAAAAATTCGACTCCCAATATAAATATAGCATCGGGTCAAACAACCCGTTAAAAAAGAATGACATAAGAAAAGACGCTAAAAAGATAGCGTCAATTATAGATAAAGCGCATAGCAATATTAAACGCCAGTTGCCTTTTATGCCTTGTTTTATGTCAATGTAACCAAAACCAATATAGCAAATAATTATTGATAGCATGGCCCTAACAAAGTAAAAAGCCTGATCGGACAGTTCGCTGGATACGCTATTAAAGATAAGAAAAAAAGCACAGCTAAAAGCTAATGTTATAGCTACGCCGTTATTGCTACTTAACACTGCCTTTTTTCTTTGTTGGTGACTTTACTGATTTTGGTTTTCTTGGTTCGGTTGCTGGCATGTCTGCTTTCCTTTTTTTAAGTTAACGTGCTAATATAGATTATAAAGTAACCCAAAAACACGAAAAAATCAATGACAGCGATAATCACACCAGATGACGTAAAACAGCTATACCCTAAAGCCGCAGAAATGGACGATTGTTTATTGCAAGAGTTTATTTGTGTGGTTAATCAAGCGGATCAATGTTTGGCTGGTGCTGGATACGCGGATTGCACTATCGCTTTAATGAAGAAAAGCGCGGTTGCTCATATGGTTTATTCGATTCAAATGACTAACTTTGAAAGCCTTAGATCGCCAACGGGTGAGAGTGTTAAATTTAGAGACATTGGCACAACAGGCGGTTTAGATGGCACTGCCTACGGGCGCACTGTTTTATCTCTTGATACTAGCGGCTGCATTAGCGGTGTCATTGAGAACACCTCGGCTAGTCGATTCTTCATTTCGGTTGGTGGCTGCTAATGAGCGCAATTCGTGGCTTATTCACTCCGATAGCTAAAGCAACTATATGGCGCGGCAGTGGTGAAGATTTTCATGGGAACGCTACATATACACGGCTAGCTGTGATTGATTGCACTTATACAAGCAATACAGTATTGCAAAGCGATGCAGCGGGGCGAGAGTTTAGCCCAGCTTTTGCTGTCTTCACAAAGTCAAGCGAAGTTAGAGAGGGTGATCTAATATTAATTGGCGTTTCTAACTCAGCAACACCACCAGCAGAAGCTAAAGAAGTTAGAAGAATAGCAACAGCCGCGTCCATGTTTGGAACTCCTGATTATGATATTTTCGTCGGTTAATTATGGCTAGGCGCTCACGCATACGAGGCGTTAATAATGTTCGCCGTGGGTTATCTCGATTCTTTAATCAAGAGGTTAATAGGCGGGCAGAGCGAGCCATCACCGAGCTTTTAATTATCGGCATGGCTAAGGCGGCAGTTTATACGCCAATTGATAAAGGCTTATTAATCAACTCAAGCTTTCGAGAGGTTCGTGTGGTTGGCGGTAAGACTATCGGCATTGCGGGTTATACGCAGAATTATGCGCAGGCACTACACGACCGCGAAGGGTGGCAAGGTAGATTAAACCCAAACGCCGGCCCGAAATTCTTAGAGCGTGGATTTGAAGAAACGCAAAGCTTACAAAACGCAACATTTAGGCGGATAATGCGAACATGATAATAGATGAATTAAAAGCTATGATTGATGATAGCGGCTTAGTAGTCGATTATCAGCAAGTTAACTTTTTTAATGAAGCTAAACACATTAACAAAACGGTAGCGTATAGAATCAATGGCGGGGCTGGAACGGATCAATATATCCGCAACCCTGACGTGGACTTTACTTTTTACGGTAGAGCAACTGACTCGGCTAATGATATAGGATTAGCAGCGGATAACCTATTCAGCTATTTTTTGGACAATTACCGTTCATCTTGTATTATAGGTATTAGCGCACTGTCAGAAGTTAACGGCGTTTACTATACTGATACAGAGCGACCTTTTTACACTTTTTCAATTAGATTAAAAACAGCGAGATAAAATTATGGCAGCAACAGACGGCGGCTGGATCGGCAGAGATGCAACAATCGAGATTTACATTGACACACCAAGCGCAACAGAGCCAGCAGACGGGCCTTTGTGGTTGGCTTTAGGTGGCACGAGAGGTTTAAGTATTTCAGGCACTTGGGGATCGGTTGATGTTACTAGTAGATCAAGCGCGGGTAACTTTCGCGAGAAAATAGCAGATTATTTAGAGACTAGTTTAAGCACAGATGGCGTTGCCCTACGTGCGGCAGCTTCAAACATTAAAAACGTGCGCGAGTATTTCCACAACCCAACAAGCGGGCAGCCTTGTGCGTGGATTCGTGCAACATTTCCAGAGGAAAGCGGCGCGACTTATCAAATGAGCTACCCCGTTTTACTTACAAGCTGGGGAGACGAAGCACCTTACGATGCTGAAGCAACTTTTTCACTAGAAGCTGAAGGCAATGGGCAACCAGTATTTACAGATATTGCTGCTCCGTAAATGCGAATCAATACCGCAGTCGGTGAAGTTGGCTTGACGGTGGGCGGGCGCGAATATCGTTTGCGCCCGTCTTTTTTGTCTATGTCTGCTATTGGCGAGTCTGGCGATCTGATTAGCACGGCTGGCTGGATCAACTCAGCTAAATTAAAATTGAATTACGAGCCTGAGAAAATCAGTGTTTTAGACATGTCGACGGCTATATTTATAATTCAATGTTGCTGTGATGAAGAAATACCGGAGCTTGGTTGTATTATTGGTTCAGACTGGACGGGAAAACTCTTTTATAAAGAGGGCGCGGTAAACGGTCACGATTTAATTGTGATAGCCGATCACCTTGTTCGGT